TTACTCGCCCAATCTGATACTCACCTCGCGGATCAGCTCATCCAGGCTCGTCACAATCTGTGCATCAAACCCAAAGCGCTGACTAGTTATAGCATGGGCCGTCGCCGCGTCTGCTCTAAAGAAGTCTACATACGGAAGATAAAGAGCATGCATAACATCTCCAAGATCGCTGGACTTAGGTGATCTTGAACGCTGCCGTGGAATAACAGATGATTGAATATGATGCATCATCAGGCTTGATAGAATAAATAACATTGGTGTGGTCTCTTTGCCTATGGTAACGGGCTCCAAAGGCGGTACCAGTTCATCGCTTAAAGACCCTACTAAATCTCGAAGGGCATCGCTCTTTAGATTTTCCAAAAACGCCTTCATCTTTTGGTCAACCACTTTGTCAGGCTCACCTAACACCTGCTGCTTTTGATAGTAAGCTTTCAGCTCACTCGCTGCATCAATGAAAACATCACGAATACCTACTCCAGACTCACGGAGAATGTTCGAAAACTCCGTCTGCATTTGCCAATGCTCCTCATGCCAGCTGAACAAATTAGGCAAATCGCTGAGGGACTCGACCATAACATTATGGAAAACTACTGAATTATTTGGATTGTGCACAATTTTAGAGGCACCACTCCGAGTAACAGGAAATTGCTCTATGAGTTTTTCTTGTTCTCTAGCAAGATCAAAATCTCCCTTTGATTTTCTCAACTCAGCAGCGAGTAGCCGCCGTTCTTTTCTGTTGAGCGTGACAGCTTTCTCATCCTGATCAAAAAAATCGTCTGAAAATGCGAGCAGCGGAAACCAGCAGCCATCATTATTTAGAACGCTCTGTTTTTTCTGGGATGACAACTCATCTGCAATGAGAGTAATCTGATCCAGCAAGACTTTTTTTTCCGCAAAGTTCCTGTATGCATGAAAGACGCTGGCGCCCTAACTCCATGGCTCGTTCTTCTGTGGGAAGTGCCTCCATGATGTGGGTCATCGAATATCGAATTTCGACCTTTCCAGCATCCACCCAATCTTTAAGTTTGCTCTTGATAGCAAGTTTTTTTTCTTTGCTCACCTACAGGATTAGAAAGGTATGAAAAGTCGCTACTATCCAAATAGATAGAAAGCGGATTCGAAACTATCAGTTGAGATGTTCGCATACTTCATCAGTCCTTTGATGTGGGTGAGTCATCTAATAATTTATGAATTATCGCTTGATGGCCACATGACGGCAACCCTTCAAACCGAAGTTGAAAAACGGGACTTCCTCCTTCGTTGCAAGGCGCCCCCTGGTTACAGGTTGGCATTCTCAACCCTTGAACGGAGAACACTGGATGAAGAGATATCTTCCAGCTGAACTGATCCGCGCATTGCAAGCCGCTTACTGGCTTGTAAAGCTCGGATGCTCGATTCCACAACTGTTGTTTATCTAACGAACGAAGCCCCCGCATCTTGGCTAGATGCGGGGGCCTTTTCACTTCGTTAAAACGATTTCTTTGACGTAGCTCTGGCACGCCGCCAGAGCAATCAATCCTTGGTCATCGTCTCCGGCGATGGCGACAATTCGTTCAGCAGCCGCTGGGTCAAGTTCGGCTCGCGCTCTTCCATGAACCACACCGCAGGTGCCGGCGGTGGCTGACACCCCACCGCTACCACCCGAGGCGGCGGTGTTGAGTAGGACTGACAGCCGCAAATCAGCAGTAGCAAGCTGATCACGCAGGCGAGCCTGGTTCGTTTGAGCATCGCGCAATTCCTTGTAGTGGGTTTCGTCATTCGCCTGCAGGCGGTCCTCCAGCGCCCGGCGGGCGTCCTGCTGGGTTCCCTGCCAGTTGATCACCGCAGCGGCGGCCTGCTCGCGGTCCCTGCTGTACGCCTCGGCCTGTTCAGCCAGATCCTTACCGTAGGCGTTGGCCTGCCACGTCCAGGCCAGCCAGCCGCCCAGCGCGAACCCCAGCACCAGGGCCAGGACCGACAACTGCCAGCCCGGGGCCTTCAAGGCAGCACCTTCAATGCACGCTGATACAGCGCCTCGCGATCCGCCAAGCCGTTGGTCCCGCCGTTGATGCGCTTGGTGATGGTGAGGAAGTCGCCTTTATCGGCCAGGGTGTTCAGCCCTGCCCGCTGCCAGAACCAACCCGCCGACAGCGCGGCATAGACTGGGGTTTCCAGCAGTTCGGGGGTGTTGAGCAATCGAGCATCACTGAACAGAGCTTCGCTACAGGCTTCATAGTTCGCCCGGCCCGTGATCTGAATCAGCCCCCTGCCCCGGTACTTCTGACCGTCGCCATCCGCGTCGGGGGTATTGCCCAGGCGCTTGGCCAGGGTGCCGGTGTCGTACTTGCTCAAGTACTGATTGCTGCCAAGCTCGCGCAGGTACAGGAACTGGCCGGACTCGTGGCCGATCTGCGCGATGAAGGCCGCCATGCGCAGGCGGGTGACGATGGAGTACTTGCTCATGGCCGCGTTGAGAGCAGGAACAAAAACGCCGGCTTTAGCGCCGGCGTTGGGGAGGATCTGCAGCAGTTGCTGCGCTGTAATCGTCATGCTTGATATCTCCAGAGATGATGGGGGTTAAAGCTGCACAACCTTGAGCGGCTTGGTTTCTTTCTTTTTCTTGCCCTTGGCTTTCGCCCTGCCCTTCTTGCCGCCGTTGCACTCAACCGTGGTGCTCCACCCGGACTGGGTAAACACCTGCTCGACCGAGTCCACCAGGTACTCGCCATCGAGGCCGACCTTGAAGCCCTGGGCATTGATCATGCGTTCAGCGAATAGATCGGTTCGGCCAGGCATCTCCAGGCGCACGCCGGCGGTGCTGCGGTTGAATGCCGCCAATCGCGCCTTGGCAGCCTGTTCGGCTGCGGACTTGTTCGGGTAGATGTGGCGGTCGGTGTGCACCGGCGGCAGGCCGTCCGGTGAGTCCTCGTTGCCCAGGTCGACGACCCGCAGCTTTCCGCTCTTCTTGTCCTGGTGCTTGGCCTGCACCGCCTTGTGGGTGCTTTTGTCCCCCAGGCGGAACTGATAGCGGCTCACGTCGCTGCGGGTGATGGTAACGGTGCCAAGGTTCTTGCCACTGGCGCTTTGCCCGGCCTGCCGGGGCAGCACCAGCAGCTTGCCGTCGGCCACCTTGGCCGTGCAGTCATATTGCTTGGCTAGGCGTGTGATGAAGTTGAAGTCGGATTCATTGAGCTGATCGACTCGGGGCACCTTGGTGGTCACCGGGCACACCGGCTGCCAGCCATTGCGGGTCGCCACATCGCGCACGATCTGCTGCAGCGGGACGTTTTCCCAGCTCCCGCTGCGGGTGGTCTTGCCACTGCCGCGCATGTCGCTGGCCTTACCCCGGATCTCGATAGAATCAGGCGGCCCCGTCACCACAACCTCGTCCACCATGTAGCGCCCAAGGCGGGTCAGTGACTGGCCGGCGTAGCCCATGAACACCTCGATGCTCACGCCCCGGCTGGGCAGCGCCACCGCGCCGTCGCGGTCGTCGATGCGCAACTCAAACTCGTCCGACTCCATGCCGGGCTTGTCCGAGGTGCGCAGGGTAAGCAGCCGGTCATTGATCAGTGCGGTGATGTTCTTACCGTCCGCAACGATTCGGAATACAGGCGTCATGCAATAAGCCTCCCCCTGGGTGACACAGCGACGGGGACTTCATAGAATCCCGAGCCGTTGCCCCTACAGGAGTTGAGAAAGTGAAAAGGATTTTCGGATTGACGCTGTGCCTGTTGGCCGCCTCGATGGCACAGGCCGAACAGAAACTGCGAGTTATAGACCTGGGTGACGATGCGCCGGTGAGCGCCGAAGCCGCAGAGCGCGGCAGACAGGCCATCGCAGCTCAAGAAGCTGCAAAGAAGATCAAGCCCGAGGAAGCCCGCGACTTCCTCAAACGTCTTAACAAGGCAGTAGAGCATGGCCAGAACCTAGCCAAATCCGGAACAATGGACAGCAAACAAGCTCGTGAGCAGGCCATTGCGCTGAACAAGCTACAAGACGAAAGCGACCGCTTCGGATCGCTGTTTGCCCCCTTCGCTAAATGCCGTTCCGCCGCAATCGACGCGGCTTCATCCTGGCAGGGCATGATTTTCAAAGATGCTCGTCAGTACTCCGAAGACAACACGTCCTACCAGGCCAACGCCAAGGAATGCGCCAAGGCCGCCGGCTAATCCCACAACTGCAGCGCGGCCTCCGTCACCGCCGGCAGCTCCGGCAACACGATCAGCACCCCAGCCCGGAACGGCTGGGGCTCATCGGCCAGCCCCTGGTTTGCATCCGGCACCGCTTCGACACTGCCATTGAGGTGCCCGTAATACTGGTGACACAAGGTGTCGAGCAGATCCCCGTCAGACGTTCTGCATGTCGTCGCCATAGCTCACGAACTCCATTGAAAAGCCCTGTTTACGCGGGATGCGCCCGGCCAGCAGATGGCTCTGTTCTTCCTCAAGGCTGGTCAGGCACCAGGTGCCCAGCACTTCGCCATAGCCCGTGGTCAGGCTCAGCGGCTGCAGGCGTCGCCCGATGCTGCGCAGTTTTTGCAGTTGGCCCAGACCACCCTTGAACCCCGGAAACACAGCGCCCTTGAGGGTGATCTTGTCGTCACCCTGCCCTACCGCCTGCTGCGCGATGCTGCGGGTCAGGCGTTCCTGGCCGGCCCAGCGAAACCCAGTCTGACGGCGCAGCTCTTCAAAGGCGGCGGTGTCGAGGTTGAAGTAAAAGGCTTCACCGGCAACCCGGAACGGCTGAATGATCAGCAAGTGCGGGAACGGCTTCACCGCCGCGGCGGCCGGAGTCCCCAGGCCACCGAATGAACCAGTCGGAAGGATGTTGCCCAGGGGCGGGCTGACCTGCCCACCAATCCGGTTGATCGCCGCGCTGGCCTTGGCGGTCTGTTCCTGCAGCGTACCGAGACGCTGCTGAATCTGCCCCGCCGCCGATACGGCTTGGCTGTACTTGGCAGCCACCTCACCGACCACGGACTGCGCGGCGGTGATGCCGCGCAAGGTCCGCTGCAGCTTGGCACCCATCTCAGGCCCCACAAACGGGATGTTCTCCAGCTCCGAGGCAGCACCGGTAATCTCGCTGATGGCTCCGTTCAACGGGGTCAGCATGCCATCCGCACTGCTGCGGCCCGCCTCCCCCGCCTCGACCAGGGACTGGAACCCTGACTGCAGTTGTTCCATGTACGCCATGGCACCTCCTTAAACGTGTGGTTCGTCCGACAGCTGACGAGCCGCAGCCTGGCGGCTGTACTCGTCGAACATCCGGCGCATATAGGACTCGACCTCCCGGGCCAACTGAGCCGGGTCCTTGACGTCCCCTTGCACGGTGACCTGCAGACTCGGCGAGAAAGCAAATTGCTGGTCGACCTTGGGTACCTGCTTCGCAGGCTCTGGCGCCTTGAGCATTGCCGGCACGGCAGCCGACGGTGAGGCTGACCCCATCGAGCGAACCACCTGCCCCATGACCGGGGGCGTCTGCCCGGTCTTGAACGATTTCGCGATGTCGCCCAGGACCGGCGGGATGTCCTTCCCGGCATTGGCCAGCATCAGCGGGCCCGCTGCGGGCATCCGCTTGAGGGAATCGTCAGAACCAAACATCGCTTTGCCGGCATATGAGCCCAGGGCATCCCCCCCAAAGTAACCAACAGTGCCTCCAATGGCGGCACCGATAGCCCCGCCGATGGCTGTTCCAAGCCCGGGAACGATGGAGCCTAGAGTCGCCCCAGCGACCAGCCCCATTTTTGCCCCCACCAACGAGCCTGCTAAGCCTCCCGCCGCCCTGATCAAGCTGATGCGCGAGAAGCACCTACTCACCGAACACAACCTGCCGGCCTTCTCGGTGCGGGATCGGGAGTACCTGCGTATCAAGGACGGCAACTGGTACCACGACAAACTCGGCATGCAATACAGCCAGTCAACGCGGGTTCGACAGGCCGGCATTCCCTGGCTCGCCGAGCAACTGAGCCTCGCCCTGCCCGCTATCCCGGCAGATCGCCGTGACGTGGCCTAGGGAGTACGCCCGCCAGATCATCGCCTTACGGACCAAAGAGGAGCGCAACGCTGCGCTCCTTGAGGTACCCGAGCATCTGCGCGAGCTGACCAAAGCCCACTGCCTGATTACCTGGAACCACCCGAAACGCCGCCAGCGCATGGAGAGCCAGCAAGCCAATGAGTAACGCCAACCAGACCCCGCTGCGCCTGATGCCAGCACCGGAAGCCGCCACCGTCGAATTGCTGTATCGCACCTTCGGCGACGTACTGATCCCGCTGGAAAAGATCCGCGTGCAGTACTTCCGCAACCTCAACGAACAGTCGTTCGCGGCCGAGATCAGCAGCGGCCGCATTCAACTGCCCGTCACCACCCTGGACAGCAGCCGCAAGGCACCGAAGTACGCACACATCCGCCACGTTGCCGCACTGATCGACATCCGCGCCTACCGGGCAGATGAAGAACACGCCAAGCAACTGGCCGATGCCAACGATCACAACCAATAACCCAACGGCTGCCACCACCGGCCAAACCCACCGGAGCACACCACATGACCCACATACAGATCATTGCCCTGATCGGCCTGATACTCACCATCGCCCTGCTCTACTGGGCCGGCTACCTGATTGGCCGAAGCAATGGCCGAGCAACCGGGATCGAGGAAGGCAAAGCCGTTGCCGAAGCGGGCAACGCAAGAGCCCTGCGCGAGCTGACAACCGCCCTCAAGTTCGTGCGAGCCGATAACCAAAGGCTGGCCGCACTCCACAAAAACCTGCAGGACAGCCAAGCCCTCAAGCCAGCACACAAGCAGACCTTGCTGGCTATCGCCGACCTGCTGCGCATTGCCGCCGAGACATTCAGCGCCTTCAAAACCGGGAAAAAACTCGAAAGAGACTCGTGTTCGCTGCGCGATCAAGCCCTGGCCATGGCCGCCCTAGTGGAGCCAGCAACAAAGGAGGAAGCGGCATGAGCCAGCAGATCGAAGGACCAGCCCGCTATCAGAAACCGGAGGAAAGCGGCATGCCGCACGCTCAGCACACCGCACAAACCATGACCGCTTTGCTCCGCAACTTCACCGGCGTCGACGCGCAGAAAACAAAGAGCCTCTGCTGCGCAGCAGCAGGCATTACTGCTCTTGCCCACAGCACCACCGAGGTGCGTATACCCCATGAAAAGCTGCGCGGGGCCGCCTTACTTGGAGCAACGCTGAACGCTCAGATTGGGCCGCTCGCGCAGCTTGCTCAGGGGTATAAGCGCCCTTCGACGATCATGAGTTGCCAGCCAGCGCAACAGGCTCAGGAGGCATAACAATGGAACTACAAAGCGAAACCCTGGCCGACGAGGAGCTCGCAACAATCACGGGTTATCAGCTCCCCTCCAAACAGATCCAATGGCTGACCAACAACCATTGGGAGTTTGTTCTGACCGGTGCCCGACGCCCCATCGTTGGCCGGGTCTACGCCAGGATGAAATTAGCCGGAGTTAAACCCTCAGCAACTAATGCCGTGACTGAAGTCTGGTCACTCAACCTTGCGAATGTGAGCTGACCCGTGCGCAAGAGAACCACAGCCAACCGCGACCTGCCGCCACGCATGGTGCGCCGTATCAGAAAGGGCAAGAGCGGCCAGATCTGGACGGCGTACTACTACGACGGCAGGGACGCCACCGGCAAACGCAAGGAGATCCCGCTGGGCACCGACCTCGATCAGGCCAAGGTGGAATGGGCCAGGCTGGAGCGCAGAGCGCCACCCAAGCCCAACCACCTGATGAGCTACGTATTCGATCGGTACGAAAAGGAGATCATCCCCGGCAAATCGATCCGCACCCAGTCGGACAACCGCAAGGAACTCAAACAGCTCAGGAGAGCCTTTGAAAACGCGCCTATCGAATCGATCACCCCCCAGGTGATCGCCCAATACCGCGATGCCAGAACCGCCAAGGTCCGGGCCAATAGAGAAATCGCCCTACTCTCCCACGCGTTCACCATCGCCCGAGAGTGGGGCCTGACCGACAAAGCCAACCCGTGCTTCGGCGTTCGCCGCAACAAGGAAAAGCCCAGGGACTACTACGCCGGCGAGACCGTATGGAATGCGGTGTACGCCGAGGCGGTGCAAGAACTGAAGGACGCGATGGACCTGGCCTACCTGACCGGCCAACGCCCCGCGGACGTGCTCAAGATCGCCGCCACCGACCTGAACAATGGGTTCTTGCTGATAGGCCAGGGAAAGACTGAAAAGCGACTGCGCCTGCGCCTGGAGGAGAAAGGCGTCCAATCCGGGTTGAGCGCCTTTATCGAGGATCTACAGGAGCGCAGAGCCATCAACGGCATCAGAACGTCGACGCTGATCACCAACGCGTCAGGGCTACGAATGAGTCAGCAAATGCTGAGCAACCGCTGGGACGATGCGCGGGAAAAGGCTGCCATCAAGGCTGCGGCCGATGGCGATCCAGCACTGGCGGTCAGCATTCGGCAGTTTCAATTCAAGGACATTCGGCCGAAGGCGGCCAGTGAAATTGAGTTGGCGCATGCAAGCCGGTTGCTTGGGCACTCAACAGAGGAGATGACCAAGAAGGTCTACCGGCGAGTTGGAGAGATCGTTAAACCTACGAAGTGAATCCCCCGCTTCCAAAAATCGTAATTGGAAGCTTACGGCCAAAAGCTGACACCCCGTTTGTCTGTGAAACTAACGGCGATCCAAAGGTGTATTGACTAAGGCATCATTAGGCCAGTACAAAGGGGTGGTAGTCAGTTATTTTTATAAAGTTCAAGCGTGCAAAGGAAATCAAAATGGCCGACGCTCAAGTAACGTGCATTAACAAACCCAATGTAAACAGTCCCCATGAACACATCACTCATCTAGGCAATCCAGCAAATCAATGGCGCTGGACTCGCGAGCAAGTGATTGCCAGTATCGATGCTGGTACAAATACTTTCTATGTGATCGATCCGGTAAGTGGTACCCGCGCAGATATTGGTGTCGTACGCGAATCTGGTCGTGTTCCGTATTTGCGTACTTATGCAGATCGGCAATGGAATAATAACTTGTTGTCGCTCAAGCAGTGCCCAATCTAATTAAGCGCTGAGTCATCACTAGTTTTAGATATATTTGATTGACAGCTTTTGGTCGAAAGCCACCGATCGACAATGGCAGATATCGGCCAGAAGCGGTCGTTCAAAACTTTAATGATCGGCTGTGGGCGCCGAGGATCGGAGCGCATCAAAAAAATTTAAACAGCTATTGAACTCGCTCGCCTAATGATCAGCTTGTGGTTATTTCCACGGACAATGTGCCAATGCCGGCATATTTCTAGAGGTGTGATCAACGTGACCAAGAAAGGCGCCTGAACCGCATGAGTTACCATAATTTGGACGATCACCCTTTGTAAAAATGCCCTGTCCACCATCCCATGATAAAGTCCTTCAATCTGAGCACGGGTAAATCCATAAGTATGAACAGCTTTTGTTTTCCACCAGGTATCGCGATCAGCTTGTCTAATAACATTGACGTCGCCTTCATCGCTTTAGCAGACGGAAAAGCATCTCCGTGACTGATCAGAAGCAAGCTCTCCAGCGCCAGGTCGTAGTTATGATTATAGTCCATCAGCCAGCGTGCCAAAATAAACTGTAGTACTAGCTGATAATGACTCTCAAGCTCAGCCTGAGCCCCTCCTATGAACTCACATAAGGTAGATAGTTGCGAAAGTCCTGCGGTCGTATCAGCCTGATAGATATGTTCGAGGAGGATGGGGGAGACTGACACGAATCGATGCTTTCGCTCTGCCAAACCAAGGACTGCTCTAGCATATAATTCTTTTGTGATCAGCCCTCGCTGTAATAAAGCGTTTACTGCCATCTGGAGCCAAGCGCTATCTGCAACCTGATAAATATTAGCAGCGAACCCTCTTGAATAAGAGTCTTCTGTGATAAACAGCGCCCCCCGTTCTTTAGCGATGAAGTATGGTGCAATACCACCAGCATTCGTTTCGACCAGTTTATCCGTTAACTCATCGGACTCCCTAGGAAAGTTGTACTCAACAATCTCACACGTCTCTTGAATCTTATTGATAACCTGCACAATAGGAGCATTGCAAGAGGCTGCGACGCTAAGAAACTCTGATTTATCAACAGACATCATCTGCAATTTCTGCAAGGTACTATGCGATACAATGATGTTGCCGAAAAATGCTTTCAGAGCCTCCAAAATGCCCAATTCCACTACAACCTTGGCGGTATAGGTGTCGAGAATTGCTGATCTACCTTGGTAGCTATTAACTAGCGCCATAGCAGTCTGCCGTTCTTCTTTCGTACCCACGCAGGTACTGATCATCCCGCCTCTGGATCGAACGAGATCGTAAACATCGAAGATGCTCCTCTTGCTCAACCCCGAAGCAATTTCGAGAGGCATGTTCTTATCAAGAATTTCACCAAATACAGTGTCGTCCAATTCAGCTTGCCGTTGCATGAATGCTAACAATGACTCGATATTGTCATTTTCAACTCGTAAAGCCCACAATCCTCCCGCAGTTGGAAACCGGTTTTCGTAGGTCTGGCATATCTCATGGAACGCGTGGAGGTAAGGATGTTTTACTTCGTCAACCTTCCACACAATGTCGCCTTGAAGTTTTTCTTGAGTGAATTCGTAGCCCACACCTTTCCCCCAGACGCGCTGGGTATAGAAGTCGACTTTCTCCGGAGAAAGCTCTAGGAGGTCTTCAGTATTGATATCAACCGACTTTTCAATTGCCTGTCCTTCTGAGGGGACAAGGCGGTAGAAACATCCATTTCCAACAACCATGGAGGTATCAAAGATGCCATCTTTCTCAACCATGATGAAGGTGCTGAAGAAGCCTAGTGCTACGGGAGCTGAGTCAGGGTTTTCCACCCATATTTGATAGGCCTCAGCGAGAGCTTCGGCCCCCTGCCCAAGTGATGCCCGTAGCTTCGCCACATGCATTCGCTGCTCAGGAGTGCCGTCTAAAGAGCTAAGGTTATACGTTTGGAAGAGCTGCTTCAGAGCCGAAATATCGTGACTTAACTTGGCAATATCGCATAGCACTATGAAAGCAAATAAATCTTCTCCACCGTCATTTAGATACTTTTCGACCAAGGGGACGGATCGTTGAAAATCATTACGTTTAAAGTAAAAAAAACCAGCCAGAAGCTCGAAACCTTGAGTGTTAGGGATGATGTGCTTTTCAAAAAAAGTGATGGCTTCTGCTCTTATTGGATGTTCGTTGAGGAAACCCAACGCGAGCATATGTTTCAGCTCATAATTCTCAATGACAGCTGGATGAAGTTCAAGCCGCAGGACAATTTCTCGCCATAGCATCAAGAAGCGAACGAGTTTCATGTAGTGAAAGAACTCAATAGTTTCACTGTATTCGGTCACTCGACTATGCCCGTACGAGTGGGCCATGTTGGCGATAGAATTAATTTTGCTCGCAGCTGCAAACTCAAAAAGCAGCAACCTACCTCGACTGTCTAGCTCGCAGCTTGAGAGAAGCTGCGTTAACTGGTCTTTGCCACGTGCTTTGCCGACAACAGCTCTCGCTATGTAAACCACTACTCGGGCATGGTTGGCGAACGGGCCATCAAACTTGTCAAGAGTATAATCTTGAACACTGCTCAAGCTATGCCAATCTTTTCTTGCTAATTTATTTAGGAATCGAAGTTTTTTTGCATTTATCGAATCAGTGACCTTTTGCACAGCCTGCTCGAATAACTCAGACTCCTGGAGATCAATTAGACTTCTCGCGACCGTCTCGATAACTTCCTGATCACCTGCCAGCTTAGCCAGTACGTACGAACACTCTTTGACAAGTGCATCGACATTGTCCGAGAGCTTGTAGAGGATCAGGAGATTTTGTATATTTTGGAGGTCGCTAGCGTGAGCAGCCCGGTCGCTTGATTTAAACCGCTGCCATTCAGCATTTATATAATCGGCAGCTAACTTTAACTCATTAATCTCATCCTGAGTGAAAGTGAAGCCATTGGCGGTTTGACGATTATCAACATAATGATGAAGAATGCCTATAGCTATAAGGTTTTTGGCCTGTGCATCGTCGGGATACTCTTCTAGGAATTTCTGGGCCATGGCCCTCCACCCCTCAATCCGTCGCGAAGCAAGGAGGTGAATGTGCGCGATACGAACAACCTGGTTCAATTGGAGCCGTTCGCTGAACTGGTCAAACGGATCTACAAAAGTATCTTCATAATGGTATTTGATACGAGAGGCTTGTAAAATAAACCCTGCTAAATTCTCGTTGTCGGGATACTCACGAATTTTTTCATACCCATACTCCAGCGCTTTGTCACAATCATCCTGAAGGATATATGCCAACACCTTGAATGCTATAGCCCGCTTGTCATTAGGTGCGTAAGTGCAAGCTTCGAGAAGGAGGTTTGGAGCTTTAGCAATATTCCCTAACTGATGCTGGCAGAGGGCAATATTTGCTTTAATACGAAACTTTAAAAGATCGGTGAGATTGTCTTTTTGATCTACTAAAAGCTTTTCAAATGATTCCAGGGCTGATTTTACAGCCCCAGAATTCATTTGCTCCCGATAGTGATCAACTTGGCGATCAAACTCCGTCTGAAGTTCTCCAGCCACACCCTGGGCCAATGCTGCGTACTGAACTGCACTTGACTTAGAGAGAGCCTCAGCAATCGTGTCAACATCATTTATTGTCACAGGGCCACTATTTGGCCCATTGATAGCAACGCTCGAATTTTTCGCTGAGACGTTTGTGGCAATAGACTTCCATCCTAGGCGATTGATGAGGCCCCTAATACCCAC